TAGGGATATCTTCGTGATTGACTGACCGCACGGACCAAGCTATGAATCCTGCCATGCTGGACGAGTAGCATGCAACGGCCCCGGGCACCCCCGGTGGCCGTTTTTTCATGTCCAGCGTCCAGCAAGGAAACCAATAACAAAACGAGGCAGATAACGACGCATGACACTTATCACCCCGGATGACGGACCCACGGGCCTGAGCACCTCGATCACCTCGCTCGAACGGCAACTGGCCGACATGAAGCAGGACCTTGAGGCGCTCTATCTCAAAATCAGGGCAGGGGATTTGGATGAACTTAGGAACGCGACCAAGGCCACTGCCGAGATCCGGCAATGGTTGAAGATTGCCATTGAAGCGGAGGCTACCCTTGAAAAACGCAACAAACAGCGAAAAGGCATCGTCCACGACTATGCCCTCGATTTCGACGAAGCGCGCACTGCGATCGAGTACCGCCTGGATCGTCTCAGAAGGGCCCGAGACGCAGGCTGAATTTCTCGACTCGCTTGAGCCGGGCGAATTGATGGCATTGCCCTATCTGTTCGAGGTTTGGGCGCTGGATCACCAATTGCCGCCCGAAGGCGATTGGCGGACCTGGGCCGTGATGGGGGGACGCGGGGCTGGCAAGACCCGTGCCGGGTCGGAATGGGTGCGCAGCCAGGTTGAAGGCCCGCGCCCCACGGACCCGGGCAGGTGCAAACGTCTGGCCCTGATTGGCGAGACGATTGATCAGGTGCGCGAGGTGATGGTGTTTGGCGAAAGCGGCATATTGGCCTGCTCTCCCCCGGATCGGCGACCCGAGTGGCAATCGACGCGCAAAAGGCTGTTGTGGCCCAATGGTGCCACGGCGCAAGCATTTTCGGCACATGACCCCGAAGGGTTGCGAGGGCCGCAGTTTGACGGGGCCTGGGTGGACGAATTGGCCAAATGGAAAAAGGCGCGCGCAACTTGGGACATGCTGCAATTTGCGTTGCGTTTGGGGGATCACCCGCAGGTATGTGTTACCACCACACCACGCAATGTGGGCATCCTGAAAGAGTTGCTGGAGCAGGACACGACTGTGGTGACATCGGCCCCGACCGAGGCCAATCGCGCCTTTCTGGCCGACAGTTTCCTTGACGAAGTGCGCGCGCGCTATGCCGGGACGCGTCTGGGTCGGCAGGAACTGGACGGTGTTTTGCTGGATGAGACCGAAGGGGCGCTTTGGACGGCGGGCATGTTGGAACAAGGTCGTGTGAAAGCTGCCCCCGAGATGGATCGTATTGTTGTCGCGATTGACCCGCCGGTGACGGGCAAGGGCACATCGGATGAATGCGGGATTGTTGTCGCGGGCGCTGTCACCAAGGGGCCGGTGCAAGACTGGCGTGCTTATGTGTTGGCCGATGCAACGGTCAGCGCGGCATCGCCCAGCACATGGGCCAAGGCGGCGATCCGGGCGATGGAGCGATATGGTGCTGATAAATTGGTAGCCGAGGTCAATCAAGGTGGTGACCTTGTGGCGTCGGTGATCCGACAGGTCGACCCGCTGGTGCCGGTAAAGTCGGTGCATGCCAGCAAGGGTAAAGCGGCGCGGGCCGAGCCGGTGGCGGCGTTGTATGAACAGGGCAGGGTGCATCACTTGCGGGGGCTGGGCGACCTGGAAGACCAGATGCGCGCGATGACACCGCAAGGGTTTGAGGGGCGGGGCAGCCCGGACCGGGTGGATGCCTTGGTCTGGGCGTTGCATGAGCTGATGATCGAACCGGCGGCACGATGGCGGCAACCGCAGGTGCGCGCGGTTTGAGGGGGTAACAGATTTGGATCAGACTAACTGATGCGCGCGCAACGTAAGCAGGGCCAGCGCCGGACCGTGGGATGGCGCTACCACGGTCATGTGGTGCACTTTATGCCTGCAAAGCCCGTGTATCCCATCTATGGATTCCCAGCCTCACCAAAGCGCCAGCCCGGCGGGGCGGTCCGGCGCTGGCCCGGCGGCCTTCGGCCTTGATTCCGGGCTGGGTGCGCAATTTCACTCATCTCAAAAACAGGCCCAACAGCCATCCACGCAACACCGCACGGTGCTGTTTAGATTTCTTAAACCTTTAAGCGTCTGATGCCCATCAACGGGTCGGACGCCACAGTGCATCTGACCCCGCGACGCGAGGCATGATCAAGGAGCATGAGCCGATGATTTTGGATTTCTTCCGGCAGGGCGACACCGCCGCCAGCCCCCCCGAGAAAAAGGCCAGCGCCACCGGTGCGGTGATGGCATGGCATGGCTCGGGCCGGGTGGCGTGGAGCCCGCGGGACACGGCGTCACTGGCGCGGACCGGCTTTGCCGGGAACCCGGTTGGGTTTCGCTGTGTGAAGATGATTGCCGAGGCCGCTGCGGCGCTGCCCTTGGTCTTGCAGGGCGACGAGACGCGCTTTGCCACGCACCCGGTTCTGGATCTGATGCAACGGCCCAATCCCGCACAGGGACGCGCCGAACTGCTGGAGGCGCTTTATGGTCAGCTTTTGCTGAGCGGGGATGCCTATATTGAGGCTGTCAGTGCCGAGGCGGGCACACCGGTTGAGCTGCATGTTCTGCGCAGTGACCGGATGAGCGTGATCCCCGGCCACGATGGCTGGCCGATTGGGTATGAATATGCCGTGGGCGGGCGCAAGCATCGCTTTGACGTCAGTCAGGGAGCACCGGCGATCTGTCACATCAAAACGTTCCATCCGCAGGACGATCATTATGGCCTGAGCGCGATGCAGGCGGCCGCGCAGGCGGTTGATGTGCACAATTCGGCCTCGCGCTGGTCCAAGGCGCTGCTGGACAATGCGGCGCGGCCCAGTGGAGCGATCATTTTCAAAGGCTCGGAGGGGCAAGGCACGTTGTCGGCGGATCAATATGACCGGCTGGTGGGCGAGATGGAAAGCCACCATCAGGGCGCGCGCAATGCGGGCCGTCCGATGCTGCTGGAAGGCGGGCTGGATTGGAAGCCGATGGGGTTCAGCCCCTCGGATATGGAATTCCAGAAAACCAAGGAAAGTGCGGCGCGCGAGATCGCGCTGGCCTTTGGGGTGCCGCCGATGTTGCTGGGCGTGCCGGGCGATGCGACCTATTCGAATTACCAGGAGGCCAATCGCGCCTTCTTCCGCCAGACCGTGTTGCCCCTGGCGCAACGTGTCGCGGCTAGCCTTGGCAATTGGTTGGCCGGGCACAGCGGCGAGGTCTTGGAGTTGAAACCCGATCTGGATCAGGTGCCGGCATTGGCCAGCGAACGGGATGCACAATGGAACCGTGTGGCCAGTGCGGATTTCCTGAGCGAGGCCGAGAAGCGCCAACTGTTAGGGCTGCCGCCGCGTGAGGTGGACACCGACGGGGGCGCGGCATGAGAGACGAGAGGGACGTGGACAGCACGACAACCGTCTATGCCACGTTCGAGACCACCCAGGCGATGTTTCGCCACGTCGAAAAGCGGCTGACCTCGCTTGAGTTGTCCGTTGCAGCAATGGAGACCGAGCGCGCGGTGAGTGAAGAAAAACGTAAATTCATGGATGCAAGGTTCACCCATATCGACAGGCGGTTAGAGAAAATTGACGGGCATATTTCGCGGCTGGTCTGGCTGATCATCGCGGCGATCCTGGGCGGATTTATGTCGGTGATGATGCAAGGCGGGTTGCTGAGTGTTTAGCGGCCACGGCGATAAAGGGCCTCACAGCGGGCCACAAGGAGAATAATTATGGATCAAGAGACCGGATTAGAGCGCAAGTTCTGCAAGTTCGATGCCGAGATGAACACGGTCGATGGCATGGTCATCGAGGGCTATGCCAGCCGGTTCGGTGACAGCGATCAGGGCGGCGATATCGTATCGAGCGGGGCCTATGCCCGTTCGCTGAGCCGCCTGAAATCCGAGAACCGCCAGATCAAGATGCTGTGGCAGCATGACCCGGCCCAACCCATCGGGGTTTGGGACGAGGTGCGCGAAGATGCGCGCGGTCTCTATGTCAAAGGGCGCTTGTTGGACAGCGTGGCCCGGGCCCGCGAAGCTGCCGCCCTGATCGGGGCCGGAGCAATTGACGGGCTGTCGATCGGATATCGGACCGTGAAAGCGGCGAAGAATGACAAGGGCCAGCGGCTCTTGACGGAACTGGAGCTGTGGGAGGTGTCGCTTGTGACCTTTCCGATGCTGCCCAGTGCGCGGGTGGGGGCCAAGGGGGAGACCCTGGACGCTGACGCCCTGCGTGATGTGGCGCTGACTTTCGAGGCAGCGCGACAGGAGCTGGCGCAGATGTAGCGCCTCAACGACCACCCCAAACCTAAGGACCGAAAGATGAGCAAGACCGAGGTGAATTCTCGGGCCGGTGGAGATGTGTCTCCGGTGGCCGAGGTGAAGTCTGCCGTAGCGGGTTTCATGAACGACTTCAAAGGCTTTCAAGCCGACATCCAACAGAAACTTCAACAGCAAGAAGAGAAATTGACCATGTTTGAACGTAAATCCAACGCCCAGGTGGCCCGCCCCGTGCTGGCCCGCAGTGCCGAGGCCGAAGCCCCCCATCAGAAGGCATTCAACGCGTATCTGCGTTCGGGTGATGATGATGCCCTGCGCGGTCTGCAATTGGAAGAAAAGGCACTGAGTACTGCTGTCGCAGGCGATGGCGGCTACCTGGTGGACCCCGAGACCGCAGCGATGATCAAATCGACCCTGTCCTCGACCGCGTCGATCCGTGCGATTGCCAATGTGGTCAGCGTCGAGGCGACCAGCTTTGACGTGCTGATTGATCACACCGAGCTTGGTCATGGCTGGGCCACCGAGACCGATCCGACGGCGGAAACCGGCACCCCCACGATTGATCGCATCACCATTCCGCTGCACGAGCTGTCGGCCCTGCCGAAGGCCAGCC